TTCGGCATCACGCTGTACAAGCCGCTGGCGCACTTCCCGATTCGAGCCATCAACCAGGCGATCAGCTTTGACCCGCTGCTAGCTGGCGGCGCGTTGATGTCTGAGATTCTTGACGACGCCTGCCTGTTCTGGATCGTCCGTCCCAACGGAACTGCCTCAGGGCTGCTTGCTGCGAACCTCGGCTTTGCCGAGGACGACACCTAGAGGCGTCCCATGTTCTTCGATGGGGCAGCCTTCGAGGTCGGGATGGTTCCGGTGGTTGCAGCGGTCATTCCGCCGCGCATTCGCGCAATCGTGTCCCCGGCGCAGCTGTTCACCGGCATGCAGGAGATCCGCATGCCGCTCACGCGCGAGCTGCCCAAGGCTGCATTCATCATCGCCACGCGCACCACGGCCGAGGACGGCAGCTTCGTGGCGGGCCGCGGGCAGGCGTGGAACTTGACTGCAGGCGCCGGCATGCACGCTGGCATCGGAATGAGCAGCGAGGACGCGCTGGCGCTGACGAACGCCAACCGTGTGGGCCAGGACATCGCGCCGGTCTTCATCGCTGGCGCGGCAGGCACGACGGTTGGACTGGCTGGTTTCGTGACCTGGGTTGCTGGCGGCATGCGCGTGCTGTGGCTGATCGCGCCGCCGAGCGACTTCCGCATCACCTGGATCTTCGTCTTCGGCGACGACGTTCTGGCTGCGGCAGGAACTGTCGCGCCTGGCGCAACGACGGACCCGGACGTGGCGGTCACAACTCCAGCGTTCAAGCCGGACCTGCTGCTAGCGGTCAACGCGCTGACGCCCTTCGACGAAACGTTCGCTGCAGGGCTCAGCGGGCAGCTAGGCATTGCGGTGCGCAATAGCGACGACTCGGCCACCGAGTACGGCCTGTTCATGGACAGCGCCGACAACGTCGCTACGTCCAACGTGCGCTCGCTTCAGTTCCAGGGCGGCGTGGCGCATGGCCTGGCGACCGACACGACCACGATTCGCAAGACGCACGTTGTCTCTTTCGACGCGGCCGGCTTCACGATTCGATCCGTTGCTGGCAGCGCCGCAGGCACCAGCGCGGGTCCTACGCTGGGCTACCTCGCGCTGAAGCTGGGTGACCGCAAGGTTGACCTGCGCCCCTTCTCGAGCGGCGTTGCCACGGGTCTGGTCACGTTCTCGGGTCTGCCGTTCAAGCCGCAGGCGCTGCTAGTTGTCGCGCTAGCCGCAGGCTCGACCAGCTGGGCAGATGGAACGATCGACCTGATCGGCGGCGGCGGCGGCAACGGCATCGGCTTTGGAAACGACGACCCGTTCCAGGCGTGGAACGCGCAGCGCGAGCGGGATGCGATTGGGACCAGCGAGGCCAAGAGCCAGCTGCACGCGACACGCCTGCTGCACATGGCCAACCACGCAGGCGCTGCCCGCCTGCTGGCCGAGCTGAGTAGCTTCGGGTCTGGAACGTTCGTGCTGAACATCCTGACGCTGACCAGTGGGCCGCACGCGCTTTTGGCGCTGTCGATCGAGGAGGAGGTGACGACCGTCTACCTCGGGTCGCTGGTCGCGTCGGCGCCCATGCCGACGTTTAGCGGAACGGGCGAACTGGAGTTCCGCGGGACTCTGGCAGCTGCGGCGCCAATGCCGACCTTCAGCGGCACAGGCACGCTGGAGTTCCCGGGAGCGCTGGCCGCGCTGGCCCCCATGCCCACGTTTTCGGGGACGGGCCTGCTGGTCTTTGCGGGCAGCCTGGCCGCTGCAGCGCCGATGCCCAGCTTCGCGGGGACTGGCCTGCAGGTGTTCCAGGGTGCCGTCGCGGCGGTCGCGCCCATGCCGACGTTCAGCGGAACGGGCGTCGTAGCCTTCTCTGGCGCACTGGGCGCTGCAGCGCCGATGCCAACGTTCCAGGGCACGGGGCTGCTCGTCTTCGTGGGCTCGCTTGCAGCTGCAGCCCCAATGCCAACGTTCGAGGGGACGGGGACTGCGCCCGTCGGAGACATCGCGGGCACGCTGGCAGCATCTGCGCCCACGCCAGCGTTCGCGGGCGCTGGCTTGCTGGTGTTCGTTGGCGAGCTCGCTGCCTTTGCGCCGATGCCATCTTTTTCGGGCGCAGGCGTGATCGGACCGATCCAAAGCTTCACCCTGCTGCTGGGATCGTACACTCCGGCTTCCATGCTGCTGGGGACCTACGAGGACAGCGCCGATCTGGAGGGCACGTACACGGACAGCGCCAACATGCAGGGCAGCTACACCGACGTCGCAGAGCTGCAGGGCAGCTACCAGACCGCAACCGAGATGGAAGGATCACTGTGATGGTTGTTGCTGACCAGACCGACACGATGTATGCGGACAACTACCACACGCTGGAGTGGCAGGCGCTTCTCGATGGCGGCGGCGCTGTGCTGGATCTGACCGGGCGCATCGTCAAGTTCGCGCTCGCGCGCTTCAACAGCGCTGGCGTTCCGCTGCGCGAGAACCCGGTGCTGGACTTCGCCAGTGACGACGTCAGCCCGCAGGTCACCGTTCCAAATCCCAATCCGGACATCGATACTGGTCCATTCCCGCATGTGATCGTCGAGCTGCTACCCGTCGACACGGCCACGCTGGCGCCGGTCAAGGACGTGGCGTTCTACTTCGAGCTGGAGGTGTTCGAGGGCGACGGCTCGCGGCCGGTGGTGGTGGCGACTGGCACGCTGACCGTGAAGTTGAACGTCGAGAATGCCTAGGCCGTGCCGAAGCCTGAAGGACGTGCAGCGCATCGGCGAGAAGCTCTACCGCCCGGTGGTGCTCATGGTGCGGACGCGCAATGGTGATGGAACGCCAGGGCTGCTCGAGTATGTGCGCGACGATGACATTGCCAACCTGACCGGCAGCGACATCGAGAGCGACTTCTTCGTCGCCTTCCTTCCGTTCAAGGAGCTGGAGGCCAAGTAGTCCTATGCCGCCCTGGCCGCCGGCGCAGACGTTCAACCAGCAGCTGTTCGACGCGATGGTGCGTCACCAGATCGGGCTGCTGATGTACTCGAGCGGGCTGCGCAACCGCATCTGGAAGCTGCTCGACGCCACCGAGGCCGACGTGCGCCAGCAGATCGAGAACCGGCTGCGCGGCCTAGCAGGTACGCAGCTGACGCCGGCGCGGCTGAAGCGTGCTGACAGCCTGCTGCAGGCGCTGAGCGAGACGCGCCTCGATGCCTGGAAGGACGTGCGTGCGCTGTGGTTTGAGGAGATGCGCACGCTGGCGACGACCGAGCCGAGCCTGGTCGTGGGCATCATGGACAAGGCCATCCCCGTGGACCTGGGCATGGTCGTGCCGGATGTTGCGCGCCTGCGCACGATTGTCACGGCCCAGCCGTTCATGGGCAAGACGCTGAAGCAGTGGGCCGACGACGTCAGCAAGGGCGACGTGCTGCGGATGCAGCAGCAGATCCGCATCGGGTTGACCCAGGGCGAGGCGGTGCCCGACATTGCCAAGCGTCTGGTCGGAACGGTGAAGCTGAACGGCGTCGACGGCGTGTTCGAGATGACGCGCCGGCATGCAGCCTCAGTCACGCGCACCGCGGTGAACGGCATCGCCAGCGAGGCGCGCGCGCTGCTGTTCGCGGCCAACAAGGACCTGGCGCCTGAGGAGATGTTCCTGGCGACGCTGGACAGCCGCACGACGCCCATCTGCCGATCGCTCGACGGCAACGTCTACCCGGTTGGCGAGGGCCCGCGGCTGCCGCTGCACTTCAACGAGCGCAGCCTCTACAACCCGATCATCGACGGCGTGGTGATAGGCGATCGGCCGTTCAAGGCATTCTCAGAGCGCGGGCTGCTGCGCGAGTTCGCCAAGCGCGAGGGCTTCGACGCGCCGACTGTGCGCGCCGACCTACCGCACGGAACCAAGGGCGCGTTCGACGCCTGGGCGCGTGGGCGCATGCGCGAGCTGACTGGAACGGTGCCTGCCAAGACGACTTACCAGGCATGGCTGTCGAAGCAAAGCGCCAAGCTGCAAGACGACATTCTGGGGCCGACGCGCGGCAAGCTGTTCCGCAGCGGCGGGCTGACGCTGGACAGGTTCGTCGAGCCTGACGGCCGCACGATCACGCTTGCGGAGCTGGCAGAGTTCGACGCGCAGGCGTTCAAGGATGCGGGACTGGACCCCGACGACTTCCTGTAGGAACGTGTTTGTCCCTATAGGACCTGGCTGGATAGAAAGACGCCAGCCCCATGGCGGGCTGAGCAACCAGCGGAGCGCATGGCGCGCCGCACAACAACAGGAGCAGAGGCATGGCCCCCACGCTGAAGGACGCGCACGACAAGCAGGATGAGATCCCCGAGCCCTACCGCGAGCTGTACACGCAGAAGACGCCAGGCGGGAAGTGGGAGCTGACTGGGATCCAGGGAGTGAAGACGCAGGCCGACTTTGACCGCCAGCAGGTCGGACTGGTCAAGGAGCGCAGCGACAACAAGGAGACGAAGGAGAAGCTGAAGCTCTGGGAAGGTTTCGATCACGCCGAGGTGACCGCGAAGCTGGCGCGGATTGAGGAGCTGGAGGCTGCGGCGAAGGGCAAGCTCGACGATGCGAAGATCGACGAGCTTGCGAACAAGCGCGCTGACCAGCTGATCAAGTCCAAGCTGTCGCCGCTCGAGCGCGAGAACAAGAAGCTGCAGGACCAGCTAAAGCTGATCGGAGACGAGGCCGAGACACTGAAGGGCGAGAAGAAGCAGCGGCGCATTCACGACGACGTGCGCGGCGCGCTCAAGGAGGCGAAGACACTGCCATCGGCCGAGGACGATGTGCTGCTGCTGGCCGAGCGCGTGCTCGAGGTGACCGAGGACAACCGTGTCGTCACGCGCGACGGCGTGGGCGTTCCCCCAGGGCTCGACGCCAAGGCCTGGCTGGCCGAGATCCAGCCGCGCAAGCCGCACTGGTGGCCGCCGAGCATCGGCGGCGGCGGAAAAGGCAGCGGGCCTGGCGGCGGCTTCGGCGGCGGCCCGAATCCCTGGTCTGCCGAGGGGTGGAACCTGACCGAGCAGGGCAAGCTCCTCAAGCAGCACGGCCGCGAGAAGGCCGATGTGCTGGCCAAGGCTGCAGGCACGACGGTGGGCGGTCAGAGGCCCAAGCTGGTCAAGAAGTAGCCGTCTGCGGCGGCGCGCCCCAGGGGCTGGCCCTTGACAGGGGCAGGTCAGAAAGGGCGGAATCGCGGGAGCGGCAGGGGCATGGCCCTGGCCGTTCCCGCTCTGCTTGGGGTGGCCTGAGGCGCGCATGGCGCAGCTGCTCGGGGAAGCCAGGCATCGAAGCGGACCCGCCATGGTGCGCGGATCCGATGGTTTCCAAACCCCACTGGTCCCGCTGAAAAGGGAGCACCCCGGCTCATGGCCGACGCAGTCTTCAACACGTTGGTCTCCGACGTCATCGTCCCGGAGATCTTCACGCCCTACGTCCAGCAGCTGACCGAGCAGAAGGCGCGGCTGATCCAGTCCGGCGTGCTAGCGACGAACCCGCTCATCAATGCGCTGCTGCAGGGTGGCGGTCTGACATTCAACGTTCCGTCGTGGAAGGACCTCGACAACGACGTCGATAACGTGCCGACCGACGCGACGGCCGACACATTCGGTCACGTCCTGAGCGGCGTGGCCATCAACCTGAGCGGCGCGCTCTCCGTGCTCAGCGACTCGCGCCCGAAGGCGACCGGCTCCGCGCAGGAGATCGCTGTGCGCCTGAACCGCAACCAGTCGTGGGCGAGCGCCGACCTGGCCGCCGCGCTGGCCGGCAGCGACCCGATGGACAGCATCGCCAACCGCGTCGCCTTCTACTGGGCGCGCCGGCTGCAGGCGGCCTTCATCGCGACGATCAACGGCATCAGCAAGGACAACGGCGTCAACGACGCTGGCGACTACGCGCACTCGATCGTCGGCGGCGCGTTTGTGGATGGCGTGACCAACTTCAGCGCGGAAGCGCTGCTCGATGCCACGCTGACCATGGGCGACAGCATGGAGGACCTGACGGCCCTCATGGTGCACTCGGTGATCTACAACCGGATGCAGAAGAACAACCTGATCGACTTCATCCCTGACAGCGAGGGGCGTGTCGTCATCCCGACGTTCCTCGGGCGCGAGGTGATCGTCGACGACGGTATGCCGACCGGCACGGGCGTCGTCCAGGCGGACGGCACCGCCGGCACCGCCGGCATGTTCGAGACCTGGCTGTTCGGCGCTGGCGCTGTCCAGTACGGGACCGCGGCGCCGAAGGTCGGCACCGAGGTCGTGCGCGAGGCCAAGGCTGGCAACGGCGGCGGCCAGGAGATTCTCTACTCGCGCCAGCAGTGGACCATCCACCCGGTGGGCCACGCGTACATCGGCACCGCCCCGAACGGCGGCCCGTCGAACGCTGCGACCACCAACAACCTCAACATCGCCACGTCCTGGGACCGCCGCTTCTCGGAGCGGAAGCAGATCAAGTTCGCGCGTCTTATCACCCGCGAGTCCTGATCCTCGACGGTGGGGAGCGCGCTAGTCGCGCGCTCCCTGCTGCCCTTCCAAACCACAACCACAAGCGAGGATCTAGAACATGGTCAAAGGACTCCAACGGTCGCTGGCCCGCGGCGCGGCTGGGCGTCGGCAGGTCATCAAGCAGACGATCAAGGTCAACCGCGCGTCGATGACGGTGAACGGCGCGACCGGCATCGGCTTCGGCACGCTGGCCATCGGCGACCTGCCGGACGGCAACATCCTGCTGCTGGGTGCCGTGGCCTACTTTGCCTTCGCTGGCGCAGGTGGCCAGGCGGGCCTGGTGGACGCCTGGAACGGCGACTTCTCGGTGGGCACCGCGCCCAACGCCGACACCTCCCTGGCCGCCGCGGAGATCGACATCATCGGATCGACGCCCACGACGGTGGCCGTCGCTGAGGTCAGCCCGCGTACGCGTGGCGTCAGCGTGACCGCGACCAACGCGGCCATCGTCGACAATACGGATGGCGCGCTCGAGCTGAACCTGAACCTCCTGATCGACGATGCAGACATCAGCGCCGACGGGCTGGTCTTCCTCGTCACGGGCGAGCTCTACCTCGCCTACGCCGTGCTCGGGGACGACTAGTCCCTAGGCCTCTCTCCAGTCGGGGGCCCGGACCTAGCGCGGGCCGGGCCCCCATTCCCTCCCGCGCCCGCGCTTGAGGAAGCCAATGACCATGAACATCAGGCAGGCCCTGGCCACGCTGGACCCGGAGAACGACACGCACTGGACCGCGGACGGGCTGCCGCTCGTCGACATCGTCAGCGCGCTGGTCGGAAGCCCGGTCAAGCGCCAGGACATCACCGATGCTGCCCCCAGCCTGACACGCGACACGGCCGCCGCGCGCATGCCAGATGAGGCGCCGGCAGGCGACGGCCTGTTCGGGGACGAGGGCGGGCAGCCGCCGCTGGAAACAGTGCCTCAGGCGCCCCAGGCGGCTGCGCAGCCGGAGGCCGTTCCCTCCGTCCTGCAGCTGTCCATCAGCACGCTGATGGGCGACCCTGCCCTGGCCCGGCAGGCGCTGACCGAGCTGGAGGGGCGCATCGCGCAGGCCCACGCCACCAAGCGCGAGGCCGAGAAGGCCCTGGATGGCCTGAACACGCTCGCGGCTGCGCTGAGCGCCTTCCTCGACCGACTCCAGCGCGCCGACCCGCAGGCGGGCACGGCCGAGATCCGCGCCTACCTGAATCGCGGCAACGAGGCACGCGCCGAGCGCACTGCGCGCGCCCGCGCGTTCCTGAACGCCGGCACTACCGCCAAGGAGGTTCGCGAGCAGCTGGAGCCGCGCTCCAAGCTGGACCAGGCCATGGCGCGCAAGAACACGCGCGGCGCGCAGCGGCCGCCGCCCAGGCTTCTGACGAACCCGGCCAGGAGCTGAGGTAGGTGGAGAACCTCCACCGCCACGCCAGCCTGGACGCCCAGGGCCAGGCTGTGCAGTTCTACGCGCGCGAGCGCCGGCGTTCCCTGCTGGGCGTGCCAGACCTGTTCCGTACGCACCAGATATACGGTGTCAGCTCTGGAGAAATCCCGGTGGCGTCGATCGACACCGGCACAGCGTTCCCTGAGCGTGACGGCACACTCACTTTTTCAACGCTGATCCGCATCACGCCGAACGGCGGTGTGCACCGCGGACTGGTGTTTTGCTTCGGGGACCAAGACGGCGGTTGCGCGCTCTGGGTCGACGACGAAAATATTGGGTTCCATGCCGGCAAGGCAGGGGTCGACGATGGTGCGACAGCGCTGTACGTCGCTGGCGCAGAGCTGCCGCCGGGGCTCGAGTTGGGTCTAGTTGCGGCTGTGAACGTCGGCAGTGGCCGTGTGCGGCTGTGGGGAAATGGGCGCGAGATCGCGCGTGGGCAGGCCACCGGTTTGACTTTTGATCCGGCCCAGTGGTCGTCTGCAGGCACAGGCTCGTTCGCTAGCGCTCCGGGCGGAACTGTGGTTTCAGACGTTCCTATCCGCGCGGCTCAGGCGCCGGATGGCTTCGAGGTCATCCGTCCGCTGTCGGTCTACGTCAATCAGGTTCCCAGGCACTTCGTCTAGCCCCCATGGCCTTCACCGTCGAGACAGGATCAGGCACGCCGGGGGCAAACTCCTACACGACGCCCGAATTCGTGACGGCATACCTGACCGACCGCGCGCGCGAAAGCGAGAACGACTGGAGCACTGCTGGCACGCCGCGCCAGCAGCAGGCGTGCGTCGCGGCCACCGACTACATCGAGACCCGCTGGGGGCTGCGCTTCAAGGGCGTCAAGGCGCAGGAGCTCATCGATGGCCGCGAGGCTTCTGGCCTGTTGACGCTCGGCGTGCTGCCGCTGGCGCTGTCAACGTTGACGATCGGCCTCAAGACCTACCGCCTGGTCAATGCCCTGGCTGAGGAGAACGACGTTCTGATCGGCGCCGACGTCGCCGAGACGATCGCCAACCTTGAGCAGGCTATCAACCTGAGCGGCGGGCTGGACACGGTCGTCGAGGAGCACACGCAGAAGAACTACGAGGCCGCAGCGCTGATCCAGGCGACCGATCTGGTCATCAACGCGCTGACCAAGGGTGAGAGCGGGAACCTGATCGCGTTCTCGACCACGATCGTTGGCGCGACACTGAACCCGACGACCGGCTTCCTCGAGGCTGGTCTAGACGAAGGCGAGCAGCCGCTGTCGTTCCCGCGTGCGGGTCTGTTCACGCGCGACGGCCGTCCGGTCATCGGCATTCCGCCGAAGCTGAAGCAGGCGACGGCCGAGTACGCTGTGCGCTCACTGGCCGCCGCGCTGGCGCCCGACCCGACTTTCGATCCGAGCCTGGTTGCCGTCACCAGCAAGCGCGAGGTCGTCGGGCCCATCGAGGAGGAGACGCACTTCGTCCCGGGCGCGCAGCCACAGCTGTCCCAGCCCTATCCGGCCGCGGACCGTCTCCTGGCCGAGTACGTCACCTCGGGCGGGGGCACCATCCGTGCCTGATTACGCGAAACTCGCGGCAACAGCGAAGCGGCTCATCGAGCAGAATGGCCGCCCGGTCACGCTCTACAAGGCCAACCGCGAGCCTGCAGACCCGGCGCAGCCATGGCGCGGGGTTGACCTTGGGAGCGCACCCACCGGCGCGGATGGCGGCGGGCGCATCAGCAACGTCAAGGCCGCGTTCGTTCCGGTGCGCGGCACCAGCCTGGGCCAGGATGCGACCGAGGGACCCGAAGGCCTGCAGCGCGACATCGAGCAGTCAGTCCTGATCGCGGCCACGTCGCTGCCGGCGGGCTCAGACCTCAGCGCCTACGACACGCTGCTCGACGGCGGGCGCATCTGGCGCATCTACTCCATCGGCAAGCTGGCGCCTGGAACGACCACGCTGATCTGGGACCTAGGGGTGGGCAGGTGACCGACCAGACACAGGCCCGCGATGTCATCGCTGCGCTGATCAACACTGCGTGGTTGGCAGATCCGATCAGTGCAGGCGTTGCGCTGCTCTGGGCCGACACCATCGACGACAAGCCGCCGGCCAACGACAGCAACGGCAACGCAGTTCCATTCGTGCGCGTCGCCATCCGCCACAGCCTTGGCAGGCAGGACACGCTCGCTGCCCGCGGGCGCCGCCGCTACCTGTACGGCGGCGTCGTTCAGGTGCAGATCTTCACGCCGCTGGGCGACGGCAAGGCGCTGGCCGACCAGCTGGCCCAGGTGGTCAAGTTCGCGCTGACGTCTGCGCTGACGACGTCTCAGGTCTGGTTCTTCGATATCACGCCGAACGACCTTGGTCGCGACGGCCCGTGGTACTTCGACAGCATCGACGCCGTCTTCCGCTATCAGGAGGTCGCGTAGGTGGCTGCAGAAAACCCGGACGGCGCGCGCATCGCGCTGGAGCTAACCACGCTGACCGAGAAGGTTATCGGCCAGCTGTTGCTGCGCTCGCTGCAGTCGGTCACTGCAGCAACGCCGGTCGACACCGGCTTTGCACGTGGCCACTGGACCCCATCGGTCGGCGCGCCCGTTACTGCGCCAGCGCGTCCCCCGAAGAAGGTCGTGCTAACCCCGGGCGGCAAGGTCAGCGGGACGGGCACTGTCGACAGGAAGGCAGCACGCAGCGAGGGAAGCGCGGCACGCGCGGCCAACTTGGCAAAGGCCAGGTCCCTGTCGGAGACCTACAAGCTGTCGATGGGCCGTCCGTACCTCTCCAACAACGTCCCCTACATCGTCTACCTGAACGAGGGGTCGTCTGCGCAGGCTGGCGCCAAGTTCATCGAGAAGGCGGTCGACAAGGCTGTCCGCTCCTTCGATGGCAGGAGCATCCGGCTGTGAATCAACCGCGCGCCCTGATACCCTCCACCCTCGACCACCTGGCATAGGAGCCGCCGCAAACCATGGGACGCGTCCTCACCAACAACACCGCCACGGCCGTTGCGAAGGAAGAGTCGCGCGGCGTCCTTCCTGTTTCGCCCGTCTGGAAAAGCCTCGAGCCGAACGACCTGACGGACGTTGGCGCTGAGCTGACCACCGTTCCGCGCAGCCCGATTTCGAAGAACCGCCAGCGGCGCAAGGGCGTCATCACGGACCTTGACTCGTCGTTCGGCTATGCCTGCGACATGACGCTCGATCTGCTGGTCGACTTCATCGAGGGCTTCCTCTACGCCACGTCGACGAACAACGACCTGACCTTCGTGGCTGCGCCAGCGACGGCCTCGGGCTACACGATTCCCGCGGCGACGGCAGCGCAAGCGGCCAAGCTGCAGTTCACCGCTGCTGGACCAAGCTCGTTGGTCTATGGCAAGGGCTACGCCAATGCGGCGAACAACGGTTTGAAGATTCTGACCGCGGACACAGGTCTCGCTGGCGTCCTGATCACCGTCGCGGGCAACGTGGCCGAGACCCCGCCGACCAACGCCGAGGTCTCGATCGCTGGCATCCGCGCGGAGGCGGGCGACCTGGCCATCACGGTCAGCGCCGGCGTCGGCACGCTGACCAGCGGCAACGGCGCATCTGTGACCCCGATCAACTTCACCACGCTGGGCCTGACGGTCGGCCAGAGTATCCACGTCGGCGGTCTGCTGGCGGCCAACCGCTTCGGCGCAACGGTCGGCGCTGGCAGCAACGACTCGTTCGGGCGCGCGCGCATCCGCACGATCGCCGCTGGCGCGCTGTCGCTGGATAAGCTTGATCCGACGCTTCTGACCAGCGACGGCACCGACACCGGCAGCGCTGGCGCTGAGGTGAGCGTCGATCTGCTGTTCGGACGCTTCATCCGCAACGTCCCTGTTGACGATGCCGCCTACCTCGAGCAGTACTTCCAGTTCGAGCTGGAGGTGCCGAACCTCTACGAGACCGACCCGCCGACGCCTGTCGCCGAGCCGAACGGCTACATCTACGCTATCGGCAACCTGTCCAACGAGCTGGTGTGGGAGCTGCCGCTGACGGACAAGAGCACCGCGACGGTCGGCTTCATCGGCACCGACACCGAGAACCCGGTGGACGGCGCCAGCCGCAAGACGAACGCCGCAACCCCGATCGCGCCGCTGTTCACCGGCGCCTTCAGCACGTCGACTGACATCGCGCGCCTGCGCCTGGCCGACGTCGACGACACGGGCCTGTCGACTGACTTCAAGGACCTGACGGCGACGCTGAACAACAACGTCGGCCCGGAGAAAGTGCTTGGCGTGCTCGGCGCGCGCTTCCTGAACAACGGCAACTTCGAGGTCGACGTCGACGCCACCGTTCTCTTCACCGACCCGGAGGTTCCTGCGCGCATCCGCGACAACACGACCGTCACGTTGGACTGGCTCGTCAAGAACGACGACGGCGCCATCTTCACCGACATCCCCTCGCTGTCGATGGGCAGCGACGGCTACGAGTTCCCGGTGAACGAGTCGGTGCGGCTGGCGCTGACGTGCACGGCGTTCGTCGACACCTTCTTCGGCACGTCGCTGAGCGTGTCGCTGTTCCCGGTTTACCCATAGGACCGCGCTGCGCGGCGTGCCTCCGGTAGTGGTGCGCGCCGCGCCTGATCCCTGATGCCACCTGACTGGAGGAAGCACCTTTGCCGAACTTCGACCACCTGCAGCGCCACGACCCGCGCGGGCGCACGTCTACCTACCGCCTGCCCATCGACGGCTACACCGACCCGGCCACCGGGGAATACACGCCTGCCGAGCTAGACCTGCGACACGCTGGCGAGAGCAACCGCGCCTGGCACAACGCGAGCACCAAGTTCAACGCCAAGCACGGACTGGCGCGCAAGAGCCTGCAGGGCAGGCCCGAGGCCGACACGCTGAGCAAGCAGCGGGACCTCGAGCTATTCCCCAGGTACGTCGTCACCGGCTGGCGCGGCATTACTGATAGCGCAGGCCAGCCGGTCCCCCTGAGCGAGGACAACTGCCGCAGCTTCCTGACCGCGCTGCCGTTGTGGATCTTCGACGAGGTTCGCATCCACGCCATGACTGCGTCCAACTTCCAGGCTGACGATGTACCCACCGCCGATGAGGTTCAGGAGACAGCGGGAAACTGAAGGAGCGGCTCCTGTGGGAGCTTCGGTGCCGGCGCGACTGGTTCTCCATCGACGCCGGCATCGAGAAGGGACGTCCGCTGCCGCAATGGTTCGTCGAGTGCCCCGAGCTGCTCCCAGGGGACGAGTTCTATCTGCTGGCGTTCTGGGACCTCGACACCATGCGCGTCAGCGCCGGCGGCACGGTCGGCAGGATCCCTTGGGATAGGGCAATGGACTACGGCGTGCGCAAGGGCCTCGACGAGGATACGCTCCCGCTGTTTTGGAGCGTCATCACCGCCATGGACAGCGGCTTCCTGCACTGGATGCGGACGGAGTTCGCCCGCTACCAGCGCATGGCGCCGAAGCGCCGTGGCGCTGGCGGGCGCACCAAGAACCGGAAGTTCGCGCGCTGAGCTAGGCCATGGCCGAGACCGTCTACCGCATCCAAGT